TTACACTTGCCGTGCAGTGGTTGCTGTGTTATAATAACACATTACGCCACAAACTACTATGGACGCACAACAATTAATTCAACGCCTGGTCTCAGGCGAAACTGTTATTGTAACTGATGCTGCGGGCGTTCGTCTTGAAGAACGCCGCGCGCCTACTAGCACAAGCCTACAAGCTGCTCGCGCACTACAAAAGCTGCTGGAAATTGACCAAGCAAATGCACGAGTAATCACTCAACTTCAACGTGATAATGCCCAGCTACATGAGCAAATACAATTTTTACAAAGCAATCAATCTAGCGGGGCGTCTAGCACACAAAGCGGAACTGAGTCTAGCAACCAAGGATGAAGCCGAAGCTGTCGACGTTATACTAGAACTGATTGCACAACTCAAAGGACAACAACATGAGCACACTCAGCAAAAAAGTACTGGTGTGTTTGTGCCTACTGCCCCTACTCCTCCCTGGACGTTTACTAGTACAGGCGCCGGCGGATCGCACCTTGGGTATCCACACCGCGGCAGCTGATGCCCGACAGGTAGATTGCCTAGCACGTAACATCTACCACGAAAGTCGTGGTGAGTCATTTTGGGGTCAGGTAGCAGTAGCACAAGTCACACTAAATCGCGCTAAACATAAACTGTGGCCAAGTAACCTGTGCGCGGTTGTATACCAGCACGCACAGTTTTCTTGGACGCTAACCAAGCGCAAACCTGTACGGGATACCAAAGCCTGGCGTGAAAGCATGATTATTGCACGAGCTGTGTTGCGTGGTACACTACACATACCAAACTTTCACGCCACACACTTTCACACCAAACAGGTAAAGCCACGGTGGCGTCGCAGCATGCAGGTAGCAGCCACTATTGGCAACCACATTTTTTATCACTAAAGCAGGGCCAGTCAAGTTGTTTTAGACTTGCTGGCCTTTGCTTTATGTGTTATAATATGTGATTAAAGGATAAAATTATGAAAATACGACTAATGAGCGACCTGCATACGGAGTTCCGGCTACCGTATAAGTCTCAGCCGTTTAACGACTATCACGGCGAAGATGTGCTAGTGTTAGCTGGCGATATTGCCAGCGGAAGCAAGAACACTGTGGAAGTGTTGCAGCACTTTGCCAACATCTTTCCCCAAGTTGTGTACGTACCTGGCAATCACGAGTACTACGGCAGCAGCTTTGACGAATTCAATAGCAAGATGATTGCTAAGTGTGCAAAGCTAGACAATGTGCACTTCTTGCACCGTGACACTGTGCAGCTTGGTGGTGTGTGGTTTATTGGAGCTACCTTATGGACTAACTTCAACAAAGACCCACTGAGTGAACACGCTGCACGCAAGATGATTGCAGACTTTCGTTTAATTCGTGACTTTAAGCCAGGGGACGCGGTGGAGCAGTACTACCTTGATCGTGAGTATCTGAAGATGGCTTACGAAAATTTTGTGGGACCCAAGGTGATTGTTACACACTTCTTACCAGCTCGTGAGTGCATTAGCCCACGTTTTAAATCTGATAACAGTGGCCTAAACGACTACTTTGCCAACAACCTAGGTGACTGGATCTGGGACTTGCGTGACACCACGTGGATGTTTGGACACACTCACGACCCGGTAGACTTGTGGTTGGGCGAGACCCGTGTTGTTGCAAACCCTCACGGTTACTGGACTGCTGCGGATGAGGGTCAGCATTTTGATCCATACAAAACTATCACAATATGAACGAAGGTTACCTTGAAATTCGTGCAACCTGCAGGCTAGTTAGTTACGAACGTAAACTAGCCGCAGGCCGCCCACTATACATCGAAACGTATCGTGACGATACTCACGAGTACAATGCCTTATTCACACTAGACTCTACTTCACCATTTCCACTTACTATTACACAATATGCAATCACAGATCTCTGCGAAAATCCTAGCTGATTCAGTTAGTCCCCAAGGTACTCGAATGACCACCATGGAGATTGAGTATCCACGATTTATCCTGGCGGAGTTGAATACTCATCGTATGCTGTCTAAGAATAGTGCCAGTAGTCGTGCTATTCCAGTCAAGACTATGCACGAACATATTCGCAACCACCCAGCTACACCAGTTCACTGGGGTAAAAATCAGCCTGGAATGCAAGCCAAGGCGGAACTAACAGATAACGACCTGGCTGATGCCAAGTTTATCTGGCGTCGAGCAATGGACGATGCTATTCACTGGGCATGGGCACTTGCAGACCGTGTAGGCTTGCACAAACAAATTGCTAACAGGATTACTGAACCGTGGATGACAATGAAAACGGTTATTAGTGGTACTGAGTGGCGTAACTTCTTTTGGCTGCGTGCACATGCTGATGCACAGCCTGAAATTCACCAACTTGCGGTAGCTATGTGGGATGCCTACAATGCCTCCACACCGCAACACTTACAACCTGGAGAATGGCATGTTCCCTATGTCACTACCTATCGCGATTCTCATACTGGCGTGCTGCATTACGTTGATAGCAACGATCAGTATATTAGTGCAGAAACGGCACGTATTATCAGCGCTAGCTGTTGTGCTCAAGTGTCGTATCGTAAGAACGATGATAGTATCGAGAAGGCTCAAAAAATCTTTGACCAGTTAATCAATTCACAGCCGTGTCACGCCTCTCCAGTTGAGCACCAGGCTACACCAATGGACTTACGTACCTATTGCAACTACGAACCAGAAACGTGGGAATACGGAGTTACTCACGTAAGTGCTAATGGCGACCTGTGGAGTGGCAACCTGCGTGGCTGGATTCAGCATCGCAAACTTATTCCAGGAGAAGCACAATGGTAATCAAAGTACAACAAGACGAAAGCGGCGAATTCTACATAGAACTACCGCCGGAATTATTAGACCAGGTAGGCTGGAGTGTGGGCGATACGATTGAGTGGTCACAACACGAAAATACTACAAATACATGGGTGCTTAGTAAGAAAACATGAACGTAGTACTATACACCGCGGACTTTGAGCCGATTACAGTGCTGGATCTCCCACTATGGTTGCTGGACCAACTAGAGCGTCAAGGTGCAGTGCGAATAGCTGCACTCAAGCCGCCAAGCTGGGAAGACTTAACTAAACCGCCGAACTTTGAGCCGCCTGAAACAGTAACCATTCGCTGTGAAAAGCTGCGTTGGCGCGACGGCACGCTCAAGCCCATACTGATCACCGATGACGAAGAGCTGGCACTGAGCCTAAAGCCCGAGTGGTTGCCTGGTCAGCTACAAGCTGTGCACAGTTACAAGCAAGCTATTCGTAGTCTAACACAGCAGTTAGTAAAGGCAATGCGAAAATAAACAGTTGATTTGCCAACTGACTCCGGGTATAATAATCTTTATTCAGTTGGAGATCAATTATGTATTTTTGCGTCCGATGCAGTGATGAAGTAAATCCCAGACGTTGGGCACTGGGTCGCCATACTTGTTTGCCGTGTGGTGAGCGTGTGGCACGAGACTACAAACACACTATTGTACCACTGGCTAAGTCAAACTATCAGCCAGTTACTGATCTTAACACACTCAAACAACTAAACAAATATGCTAAAACTTGAAGTTACTTGCGAATCACACGACGAAGCACGTGTATACCTTAATGCACACCAGTACCATAATCTCATCAGCGACCTGTATAACGCACTGCGCGGTGCACGCAAGCACGGCGACGACGATGCGGTGCTGCGTGTTGTAGACACCTGGATGCCGGACCTGTGCAACGCTATCGACAACTCAACCGGAGCCTACTAATGCGGAAGCCAATCTTTAACCTTGATCGTGAATTTGTCCAGTGGTATCACCACGACGACTACAGTGGATATGGAGCTACTCGTGAGATGTATGCAATCGACGCCAACAACTGGAACTGGTGGATGCGTGCGGCCTACAAAGCCGGTGCAGAAGCCATGTGGGATGAAATCAACCACACGCTAGCCCAGTACGCCTGTGCAGTTGAGGGTCTTGAGCCAGAACTGCTAGAGCCGTGTGAAATCTATGATCGTGCTCGTGAAAACCTTCACAGCCACGTGGCCCAACTGGAGTTGTTTGATGCTGTATAACCCACTACGACCACACATTGTGGAGTTTGGCGGTGGCCGTGCTTATGCAGTTCGCCGGTTTAGCTTGAGTATGCTGGGCTGGGTGTATTTTGACGCACAACGAGTGCACCCAGACCACTACTGGTGGACCTATGTGGGCTTTGCAGGTAAGTGGCTTCTTGTTGCCACATTAGACGAAGCCAAACAACTGCTTGCAGCAACGCGCAAACCTAAACCAGCACAAGTTACTAAGGTATATACATCATGAAAGTTAAAATTGGCCCGTACCTTAACTGGTGGGGGCCTTATCAAATTGCTGAACTACTGCTAGGCAATCCTGACAAAGATCGTTTTTGCATGGACTACAAACCTGGGTGGCGTGCTCGTATGGCTGACCGGCTCGGTGATTGGCTGGCTAATACCCGGTTTGCTGATCTGTGCCAGTGGATTCACGACAAACGTAAGCGTCAGGTGTATGTGCACATTGACAACTACGACGTGTGGAACATGGACGACACACTCAGGCTAATCATCCACCCCATGCTGGTCCGGCTCAAGCAGACCAAGCATGGCAGTGGTTTTGTGGATGATGCCGACGTACCGGACCCCTTGCAGAGCACTGCACCGGGTGCTCGTGACGGCTGTGAGAATCCGTGGGACAGTGACCACAATCTGCACCCACGCTACGACTGGCTGCTGGACGAACTAATCTGGGCGTTTGGTCACGACAAAGAAGCAGTGGAGTCCGGCTTCTACGACCACAGTGCGGTAGATCGCACCAAAAACCTAAACACACAGGTTAGCCAGCTAAAGGTGGATCGTGAGGGGTTGGAAGCCTACCACGCTCGCCTATCAAACGCTTATCGCTTATTCGGCAAGTACTATGAAACTCTTTGGGATTAAACATGACAACTGAATTACTAGTATTTATTGCACTGTGCTTCTTAGTACTAGGCGTGATCAGTGCGTTTGCATTTTACATGGTGTGTAAAAGTGCAGCTCCAGCACCTGAACCGTACCCCGTACCGGACAACTGGCCTTTTCCAGACTCCAAGCCATAATGTGCTTAACACCACAAGGGCATTCACGCTGATTATTATCGGCTTGAATGCCCTTTTGTTTTGCGGTATAATAGTTGTATTACACAGGAGAAAACCATGAAATTTTACAAACGCCGCGCGGTCTACGCCGAACTCCGTAACTACTGCCACCTTAGCAAACACGAAGTAGTAGAAGTGTGTGAGTGGTACAACGGTGAAGGCTGGGACATTACCATCGGTGACAAGACCTTTCCGCTTACCAACGGCGAGCTGCAAGCTATTACCGTCCTATGCAACGTATCCCACAAGGAGTCCGACAATGACTAATCACAATGTAACACCAGCAGAAGTGCTAAAACGATTTATTGATCGTGACAACAAAGACCAAGAAACTTTTGCACAAGCAGTGGAGTCAAAAACCAAAACTGAGCAAGAGGCTATGATAGAGCTGTTAAATAGTCGTGTAAAAAACCTGTGTGCAATTTGTGCATACACACTAGAAGTTCTGGAGGCTAAGAAATGATTAAACCCAATACACTGTGCATGGTTCGTGGCGTACCCACCAACACTCCCGGCTGGGACTGCAATGGCAAGATTGTCCAAGCTAAAGAGCAGTTTGGAGTCTTGTGGCGGTTTGAGCCAGCACTGCGCACTACGTGGAAAGCTCCACACGGCAAACAGACTAGTGCAACCATTGACCTTAGCGAAGCCCGCTACCTGTACCCGCTAGACGACTTCCACGACGAGCTGGCACACGAAGCACTAGACGAAGTACTGGAACGCACCTTTCGTGAAACCCTTGAACGTGAACTGAGTAAAGTATGAACCACACCATCTGCGATAGCTGCGAAACAGTTGTGTACTGCCGCAAACACGGCTGCATTCCACTACAGCCACGACCGTACAACCCAGAACCCGATGTACGTGAACTAGCCAAGTGGCTAAATGAGGAACCCAACCGCCCACTAAACCGTCCAGCTCTAGCACGAGTCCTAGCTTATCTACAAGGCTACAGCAAGTGATACGCTTAAACCTACAGTTAACCAACCCGTACAGCAACCGCTTCAATCCCGGATGTACTTGGTGTGGCAGTCTAAGCACACACAAATCGTGGGAACTACAAGTTATGCACACATCCGACATACTGTGTGTGCGTATTGAAGCTACACACAAGGTTTCCCACGCAGGCCTGGCTCTAGAGCTTGGATTGCTGGGTTTTAATATCGTCCTGGTGCTGTGCGACAACAGGCACTGGGACCAACACACACACAAAACTGGAAATAACATGAAACTAGATCTCAGACAAATTGCATACGACTGGGTCGGTGCTCAACTAGTAGCGGACGCACGACAGACGCAACTTAACCAAGCATTTCAAGCTATCTCACCCGACAATCAGGTGCTTGATCTTGACGTGGTCAACCCCCACTATACACGTCTAGTCCAACAACTGGTTGGCCCACAAGCCTGGGACTGGATCTCGTGGTGGTGTTGGGAGTGCGACTACGGTCGCCAGCCCCGTGAGTTCCGCATCAACCACGTGGCTTATACCACCACTGATATGACCTTTCTTAAATTCTGGGAGTTGACTTGTGAGTAACACAATTAAACGTCTGCTGGACTACGCCGGCTTCAGCACAACCGAACACACTCAAGCGCAGCATCTTATCATGCTTGCCGTTAGTGAAGTGCTAGTCATTGCTTACCAAGAACTACACCCACAAGCATATGCCCAACTACTCACCAAAATTCAGCAAAGGTTTGAACAATGATTCCCGCTCAACTAACACTACGACAAAAACTCACTATTCAGATTGCAGTGCAAGAGGAGTTTGGTACAGCTACACAAGACCAACTCCTAGACGAAATCTGCAAACTACGATACCGCGTAGCCGAACTCACCAAATACGCCAGCGACCTAGGCTGGATGTTGCAACCAGAAAGTATGGGACGATAAATGAAATGTTTTCGCTGCGACAAACCAGCCACACTGGTCAACCACACACAACACGCCGGCACACACTACTGGTGTGATGCACATGTGCCCCAAGAAGACCGTGACGAGTGCACTCCCATTCCACCTACCCTGCCTCCACTGCTACAAGACTTACCGCCACACATGCCCGACCATCAGTGGTTGCTAGATAAACTGCAAGAAGAGGCCGCTGAGGTTATCCAAGCTGTGAGCAAGATCAGACGATTTGGGCCACACAACCACCACTAATCTCCAAGAACTCACAGGTGAACTAGAAGATTTTCAAGCTATTATCTGGGCACTAGAAGAAGTGCAGTACCTGGACCCTAAACCGTCGACTACCAGCACTATTCGGAAATATCAAGCCCTCATGGGGTGATAGAAATCTGCACTTGTGTTCTATATGCCGAGTATGCTATAATTTAGTATAAATTCTAAAGATTTAATACTCGGTTTGAATTCATATGATTGCACTCAATCATAGAAATTGTCATGTACTGGTGAGGATCCGCTACGTCGGAGGGGCCCAGAGACAGGGCAAATTTTTTCGATTTAGGGTCAATCATAAATGAATTTACAAACCGATAGCAACTGCTTAATTGGGCAAATTGTTTTATTAAAATAATCACTAAAGCTAAAATAATGTTAATAAAGAAACAAGACTTGGATGCACTTGACTACAAAATGTTAAGTGGTTTAACTCAAAGTGAGCTGGAAGACTGGGTTAAATTGCATAAGCTGTCCACCTACTCCGGCTGGTTGCTACCTCAGATGGTAGCATATTTTGGGTCATGGACCCTAGTTCGGGATGCAGCAGGTAGTCCAGATATTTTAGCTACACTAAAACAAAATTGCGGAACTGATCCTAAACCGCTGGTGTTATGGAAGTTGAGCAGGCTAACACGCAGTAAGATACTAGACCTACAAGCCAAGAATCCAGATTACGGTCAACTTACTCCGCTTATCCTAATGGGATTTAAGCGGTATCAGAATGTGCCTTACCAGTCATGGCGTGGACTACCAAACCTGGAGTACATTCTAGAACCCAAACTCTATGAAGCCCTCCACCACGACGACTACAGTTGGTGCGATTTAGGGTCAGAACGGCTGCTGGAGCTACGTAATCAGGGGCTACTTAACAAAGCTGGTGAGAAAGCGGGTACACTAAAACCTGCTGATTCTACTTGGGCACTAACAGGAGTTCAGGCCACAGAAATTGGTCACCTGCCAAAACTCACTCAAACAATTCTTACACAGATTTGGTTAGCTCACCCAACAAAACGAACACCTTACATGATTCTAGATTTCAAGAACTGGGATCATATGCCAGACCCACTTGTCTCTGGTGAGATTTTTAAACCAGTGGGACGACCAGATCGCCATGTAGAGTTAAAACACAAACTAAAACAACCTGACACAGCAGAATTACCCTGGCTATGAAATACACAAACGAAATCACAAATAAACTGGTCGAGGACTACAAGCGGGGTCTGACCGTGGAGGAACTGGCCACAACCCTGCAGGTGCCAAGTCGCAGCATAATTGCTAAGCTCTCAAGTTTGGGTGTCTACCAGCGAAAAGTGTACACCAACAAGCGTGGTGAGCTGCCACAAAAGAAAAGCGAGATCATCGAACGCCTTGCCACTCTGCTCCAGGTGGATAGTGAACGACTGGAGAGTCTAGAAAAGGTCAACAAAACCGTGCTCCTACTTATTGAGACCAAACTCGACCCTAAACCGCACCATGCGGAGTAATCTCCACTTAAAACAAGTAAGCCCCCACTATCATGACGATAATGGGGGCTTTTTTGTGCCTGCGGGAGACTACCCCAATTTAGGGTCAGGCGAGCAAAATGCAGAAAATGCACTTGACCCTGCAGGTTTACCACTGTATAATTGGCGCAGACCGGGTGTGAAATTTTGGTGGTGAGCTTGGTGTGGGCAAAACAAAGCCCACCACAGGAGCGACCTGTGGTGGGCTTTGAACACCGGCTGTTGCAACAGCCTTAAGTTTTTAGTTTGCTCAAACAGCGACTTACACCGGCTGTACCAACACCGTTTTACTGCACTGACCCTAAACCGCAGCACATTAACAGGTTTTGTGGACAATAACCTGGGTATCTGCAGCAGGGGAGACTTGTTGTGCTACGCTATCAACGCCTGCACTGTACATTTTTTGCCTCTTTACGCTTTGAGGGGTTCCGCACTTTAACGACCACGCCGGTTTAGGGTCGGGTTGGCTACGCACAACCATACTTTATTGAACTCTGTTTTAACGAGTTTCAGGAGCCTCACCATCTCGGGCCGATTAGTAGCCACACTATACATCAAGACCATTTAACGCCGGTACAGGATAAGGCGGCACTGGATATAGACCGTGCGGGCCTTGGAGTTACTCATTTCCAGTTACTCACTTTCAGCCATAGCTCCGTCCGGTGTTCGCGCATGGCTACTAGGCTTCGGGAGGGACAGGCGTCCTGGTTTCGCTGGGTTTTCATCCAGACCCTCAGGCGTTGCAAGCAGGACTGGGTCTAGGGTCCGTACACTTGCACTGCGCTCCTGAGAGTTTCGCCCCATTGCAGGGTGCTCATCAGTGGATTTTGGTACTTCCAGGGGGAATCGAACCCCTCCTTCCCGCCGTGAAAGGGCGGTGTCCTAGCCGATAGACGATGGAAGCATATTGGTTGGGCGGCCACTAGAGAAGTATTCGGTGGCCATTAAGTTGTTATTCATCAAACATGATCTCATAACACCCTAAAGCGAAAGCTATCACTGCAAGCAAAACCCTGAGCTGCGAACTGGCCCACACTGCCGGTACATCCTAACGCTAGTGCGGCGATTGCACTGTCTGAACTAAGATCGCATAGGGGTTGGCACAACGGTAACTTCTGTTTTTGCTTAGCACTACCAGCAAGTAGCTGATAGCTTTCGCTTTAGTGTGCTCGGGGCTGTGGCTCGGAGTGCATTTTCTCCACAATTAAGACGTATCAGCTTGACGCTGCCCGCTGTCACCCTGTCTTCAATATATATATATAAATTATACAGTAGTTTAAGTATAAGTTCAAGTCGAAAATTAGACAGTTGCCGCAAACAGACTAGCCACACAGATACGACGTCGAGTAATCACTGATTAGCGAGGTGGGCTGCTGAGCTGAACAGGCCGGCAATTGCTTGCCATTTAACAAGGCCCTTCTCAACTGTCTAAGATATTATTATACCGGGTTTGGGTCAGAAGATCAAGTATGGATTTTCTGACCCTAAACTTAAACTACCCGGTCAACCAGTGCTTCCAGTTGGTCGTGTGAAGCCTTTTGCAGGCTTTCCAGGCTGCCGGGGTCCATGCCCAGCTTGCTTTCCAGCAAACCGGTCAGTGCAGCCTTGGTAACGCGAGCAGTGCCCTTGCTCTTGGTCTTGGCTTGATACACACCTTCGCGGCTGAGCTTGGCTACCACGCTGCGTACACTCTTGCCCACAGCCTCGGCCAAGGCTTCTACAGTTTCACCCGCTTGGTAGCGAGTCACCAGTTCCAGGGTTTGTGCTTCGGTGTAGTTGGTTTTAGTTGCGTCAGTCATCATATGTCCTTTCGTTTGGTTTCTGCGCTGATTAAAAGATTATTATATACTCAAAACGGAATGTCGTCAAATGCAAAGTTTTCGGTGTGGGGGTAGGTATCACTCACAATTTCGCGGACTTCGTGGTCCACCCACTCCGCGTACCACGCCTCCTGATCCAGCCTAAAAAATTCATTGTCAGTCATGTGGGATTCCTTTCAATCAATATAGTTATTATAGCCCAATGGGTTGCAGACAACAAGACAAGATTTTTGTGTTTGGTAAGCCGCGGTGAAAATACACTTGACTTGGAAAGGTTTTCCACTGTATAATGGGCGCACGCGACCTACGTGGGAGTTTTTGCACTTGATTGGCCACTGGCGCGCGGCACGTGGGAGTTTTTGCACTTGATTAGCCACTGGCGCTGCTGCGCTGCGTGTAGTACAAAAGTACACATATGCGCGGTGGCTTATATTCGTGGGTGCTTATATAAGCGCATGCATATATGCGCAAGTGCGAAAATACAACACAGTGTAAAGATTTGTAAAGACGCTTGACACGCGCTCCAAAATTATGATATAATTTTGGCGCAAGTTTGTAATACTTTTGTTTTCAATTTTTTCTGAAAACCAAGTATTACAACCGATTTTGGGCAAAATAAAACCCCGATTATCTCGGGGTTTTATTTTAATGATAAAGCGGCTGAATAACTAGCGCATTATCTGGAATATAAATTAATCGTTGCACCAAGTCAACCCCCCAATCAAAATTTTTAAATAGTTCTTCATCAGGCCAACCTTCAAAACCGCAAATATCCTTATAATAGTTTGCAGCCCGGTCAATAATAACCGCATTAATAGTGGCAACCTGAAAACCATTATAGTCTGCCAGATTAACGTGCAATTCTTCAAATGTGAAAATCATTTTAAATCCTTTTTGATTGAACGGTAAATGGGGCATTATGCCCCATTATTTACAGTGGCTTGCTATTTGCAAGGGCTTCGAAAATCGCCTTCAGTGCCGATTTGTTCGCTTTTGTCAGTGATTCAATATCATTTTCAGGCAACCGCAAAATCGCGCCGATAGCGTCCGCGTGAGCGTCTTTTTTCACGACTGGCTCGCCAGTTTTAGTTTTGTAGGTCTTTTTCTGGTAAACACCCTCGCGCGACAGTTTAGCAACAATCGAGCGAACCGATTTGCCCAGTTCGCTAGCGATTGCTTCCACAGTCACGCCAGCCGCATAATCGGCAACCATTTTTGCAGTCATTTCAGGGGAATAGTTGACAGTTTTGCTAGTCTTTTCCATAGTGTTACCTTTCGGGTTATTCCGCTGCGCCCTTCGCTGCGGTATGGGATTATTATAACGCAAACCAGCCCCACAAACAAGACTTTTTTGCAATTTGTACAAATACAACATAGGGGGAAACACCTATTGACCGGGGCCGCAAAATTATGATATAATTTTGGCGCACCGCCTGTAATACTTTTGTTTTCAATTCCACCTGAAAACAAAAGTATTATATTGGGGCAAAATAAAAAGGGCTTGCGCCCTTTTAAAAAAAGTTAACCAATCCGATTACATTTGCAACAAAAAATGTGCCGTTTAGTACACCAAGCGCACGATCTTTGCGCGTCCAGGCCACAAACAACCAAGCCAGCGAACCAAAAGTAAACAGTACATACCCAATTTGAAACATTTTGGTTGCAACGGCAAAACTGCCCAAAATTGAGGCAACTGTACCGAACCAAGAAACAAAAGTAATCATTTTCGGGGAATCTCCATGTTGTGAAACGGGTTAGGCTCAAGCCCTAATTGTACCATAATTTCGCACCAGCGCACGCCATGCCCACAGGTTTTTTCGCTTTCGCCATATAAAAACCAGTCAGCCTGATGTGCAACCTCATGCGGTAGTATTACATTCAGCATGTAATCGCGATATTTTGTATTAGCCACAAAAAATTTGTAACTCAATTGTATGCGGTTTTCGTCCTGAAAACACAGTCCAGCAGTACGCCAGCAGTAGGGATTAAGTTCTACCATGGGTTCGTTTCTGTGAACCAATGGAGTATAAATCTCGCAAAGTGTATCCCAAAGCATTATAGTTTCACGCCGTAGGATGTTTAAAAGTGTGGTTTTGTCCATGTCCATATTATACACCACCAGACTGTTGTTTTGCAACCACACACGCAAAATATGTTTTTTGATTTTTCTTGACACGGGCACAATTATAGGTGTATAATTGGCGCCCATATATAAGCAGTTGCTTATATATGCATGTGCTTATATAAGCAGCAAAAATAAACCCCGATTATCTCGGGGTTTATTTTTATTTACTGGGCTTAATTTTGTAGTAAATGATTATCAGCAGGAAGAATATATTAGCCGTGTAATTGAAAATTAAGGGCCAATGCCATTTCGGGATTATGTATATGATGGTGAATATCTCACCCAAAAACCACATACTCAAAAATCCCCAGGTTAATCCTGCCGATGATTTTGTCCTATACGATTCCCACGCTTGGGGTAATCCACAAAATGCCAATAAAATCCCGCCAATCCAGCCGATAGTTTCCATTATATAATCCTTGCGTCAGTTTGAATCCAAAAACCAGTTGTAACCATTTTAAAATCAACCCGTTTTGTTTCCAGTAGGTGAAAACAAAGGGCGATTATCCAGAGCATTTTCCACATAATCACCCCCACATATTAAACGGGTTTAAAATGATCCTTGGTTTGAAATTCTTTCCAGTTATACGGCTTGATATTATCGCGCCAGTCGCGCTTTTTAATAATCTGGGTCAAAATCGGCAATTCAAAATCCCGCGCATCTTCAAGGGCAGTATGTGGTTCGGTTTTGAATTCGCCATTAATAAACCCGCAAACAATCTCGGCATTAGTTTTGAATGTCATATTACCATGTGCGGTAACCGCATTAAATGCGTGATTATCAAGGGCAAATTGTTTGAATTTGCGGGTATTGCAAATATTACCAATGGCAGCTTGCCAAAGACAAAATCGTGAGGTAAACCCAGTGAGGTCAATACCAGTATTTGCACATTTTGCAGTATCAAATGCCAGATTATATGCGGTTAATGTCGGGTTATATTTGCCAATGGCTTGATTGATCCAACGATTAATTGCGCTAACTGAGGCAAGCATACGCACGCCATTATCAAGCATGGTATTATAATTGGCTTTACGTTTATTCAGGCCAGCATAACCCCAAATATCATTTGCATTTTTATCATGGAATAATTCCATTGTGTCAAAATGATTTTTAACCAAAACCGCGCATTGATTATGAATCGCGCCATTACGGTCAACGATAATGATAGCAAAATCAGCCACAGTATCGTTAATGGTAGTTTCAGTGTCGAGAATCGCAAAGAATTGCTTTTTAGCCATTTTGTGAACCAAAGTATTACCGGAGTCTGCCGGAATTCGCAGATGCTGCAACCCTGCAACATGCCCATATTATAACCCCAAAACCTGTCAGAGTGGCGTCAGGTTTGTAACAGTTTGCCGTGACTGTTACAATTGTTTTTGTTGTTTTTGTGCAAAAAGGGGTTGACACGGGCCAAAATTATATGGTATAATTTTGGCGCCAAAAATGAATACCAAAGTATTCATTTTTGTTTGGGAACCAAAGTATTAGATATTATTTCTAATAGTTTTCCCAAATGCGCCCATATCAAAATTGTATACAGTCATAATAATGGCAAAGATAATCACGGCAATATACACCGGAATAATCCAGATTAGTTTCCAGATTATCAGAAACGGATTAGCCAATTTCATATTATTCCAAGTCCATTCGGTGATATTCAATTTTCCAATTTGCATGATTTTCTCCAAAAAGTTAATCTTAAATAATGGGCTTTCGCCCATTATCAGTGACCCTGAACCGAGGGAATATAAACGCCCCGGATATTAAAGCGATCACAAACCGCTTTTAAATACTGGATATTGTCCTCATAAAAAACAAAATCCGCATCTTTGAAATTAACCAAATTAAAGAATTTAGCCAAGCCATTGGTTTTCAGGGTTTTGCCTGATACGCTGGAATCTTTCGGGCGGCTAATAAAATAATCAGGCATCCCGAGAATCTCATTTACAAATTGCCAATCGGGTTCATTCATTACCCTGGCAGTGGCAATAATAACGTACGTTTCAGGATCAGCCAAATCACGGCGATATTGCTCAAACATGGGCAATAATCCGTCTTCCATTGCGCGATATTCATTTTCACGCCAGTAATCCAAATCAATACGGGTTCCATTTTCATCTGTAATGGTACGGTAACGGTGACTGGAATCTACAATGGTTCCGTCCATATCGTAAATTGCAACACGCTTGATTTTAGCCATTTTGTGAAACCTCAGTTTCGTTGAACATGGGTGTATTGTACCACGTTTTCGCCCACCAGACCACCAGTGCAAAAATACAACATAGGTGGAAACCCCTATTGACACAGCCCAAAATTATGTGGTATAATTTTGGCGCCCACAAAGTAATGCCTTGGTTTTCAATCTTATCTGAAAACCAAGGTATTCATTATTCCTCATCAATTCCGGGTAAATAAACTTCACGCAAACCAAATTTGGTTTCCATTTTGCGAGCCAGTTTTACAAAATACGGGCCATGAATTTCAGTTTTGTTATTCTCAGCCTGCCATGCATGAATTAACTCATGGGCAACCAGTGTATTAAAATCACGCGAATGGGGATTATTCCAGATTGTGATTAAGTGGCAATTAATTTGCCCATTATCACGATAATCTGTTTCATATTCCGCATCGGTCGATTTATGCTGACGATTAACCACGGTTAATTGTACCGGCTTTTTCAGTTTCAGATATTGGATATATTCACGCATTTAAATCCCCAATTCGGCAAAAAACCAATCTTCCAACATATCCGGGTTTTGCAAAACCCATGCCGGAATGCTATTCATTATAGCATCATAGTATGCGCCTGACAAGCCCCAGATTATTGCGTTGCGTTGTTCGTTTATCATGCTGCCAATTATATCAGGTTTCACACGCTACAAGCACCCGTGCAAAAATACAACATAGGTACATGTACCTATTGACACGCCAGCCAATATTATGGTATAATATTGGCGCCTGCAGGGTAATACTTTTGTTTTCAATTCCATCTGAAAACAAAAGTATTACAAGGGGCCGAAGCCCTTGCGATCAAGCCTTTTCAGCTTTGATAAAATCGGCAATCTTAGCCAGTGCAGTTTTGTTGGCCTTGGTCAGGCTTTCCGTATCAGCCTCAGTCAGGCCCAGTGCCTCACCGATGTAGTCAGCCCAGGCGTCCTTTTTCACAACAGCCTCACCAGTTTTGGTGGTGTAGGTTTTCTTACGATATACGCCCTCGCGGCTCAGTTTGGCAACAATCGAACGCACCGATTTGCCCAGTGCCTCAGCCATTGCCTCAACAGTCACGCCGGCGTTATAGTCGGCAACCATCTTGGCAGTTTGCTCGGGAGTGTAGTTAACAGTTTTGCTAGTCATGGTTTTCTCCTGAAAAGTCAAGGGTTTAAGGTTTCATCACGAGTGTGAAGTATATCACAAACGGAAGGGCTATGCAAGCGGCAAAGCCAAGCGCATCGAAAAATTCACGTTTAGTCATTTTTAGCCTCACATTCAGCGGCATAAGCCAGTGCATTTTGAGCATCATACATCTCATTGGTAGCAGTACGAACCCAACGATCTCTGTCGCATACATCGCTATTCACAGCACGATAGTATTCTACCAGTTTTTCAGCGTATGCCAAAGCGAGTTTTTGAGTGTCGGTCATTTGTGTTTCCTTGCTGTCCATGTGATCTATTATACAGGCTTTTTACAGTCGCACAAGCATTTTCTAGAATTTTTACAATCTGTTACATATTAGCTATTTGGTTCACAAAATACTTTGAAAACAAAAGTATTACAGACAGGGGCGGTTAGTAGACTTACTGATTACTTTTTCGCTTACAGCCCACCCACATGCGGCCTATATGGGATTTTTTGACAATCGCTACGGTGCCATACCACACCATGGCACGGCCTGACCCTAAATTGTCCAATTGTCCCAAGTATCCCCCTGACCCTAAACTTACGCAAGTCGACCCCAACCCGACACTAAACCCAGCTAACCCACCCAAATTTTGTACTTGCCCCCAACACCCCAACGTGTTATAATTGACCCAAAAGGAGTACACATGACGCAAAACCTACCTGCCGAAACACTCAATATAAGCCCCGAGGCCCTGGAGGTAGCCAATTGCTACCTGCAATGTCAAGACCCCCGGGAAGTGGCTAACCAGCTAGACCTAAGCCCCGAAGCGGTTACCAACATCTTGGCACGCCGTGAAGTGCGTGGATACATCGACGCCGTATTCATGGATACAGGCTACAACAACCGATTCTTACTACGCCGTGCAATGGACGCACTTATAAAGCAAAAGTTTAGTGAGCTGGAGGAAGGTGGTGTGGGATCCAATAAGGACATTGCTGACCTACTACAGCTGTCGCATAAAATGTCGATGGACCTGCTAGACCGACAAATTCAGCTGGAAAAGCTACGCCAAGGTAGCAGCACCGGCCCGCAAAAGCAGGTGAATGTGCAGATTAATGAGCTAGACGGGTCGAAGTACTCGCAACTTGTGCAGCGACTGGTGTCGGGTGAGGGTATTTAATGCTTGTAGTATCACGCCCTGACGTTGATTGCGACGCAATCACCGAGTTTCCTAGTGAGACACGATTTATTAAGTTACCAATCGTCAACTACTTAAAGCTACTAGACATCTGGGACAGTGTAAACCGTCCACAACTGGCCCTAATCAACGCAGTCAACTCGCCCCGCTACCGCTTTGTGTGCGCCGCGCTAGCGCGCCGCCTAGGCAAAACCTACATTGCCAACGTGATTGGGCAGTTGGTGACACTTGTACCTGGGTCTAATGTGCTCATCATATCCCCAAACTACAACTTATCGGGTATCTCGTTTGAGCTACAACGCAAGCTGATCCGCCATTTTGACCTGGAGGTGGCACGCGACAACTTAAAGGATAAAATTATTGAGCTGGAGAATGGAAGTACCATTCGCATGGGTTCCTTATCCACTGTGGATAGTTGCGTTGGACGTAGCTACGACTTAATTATCTTTGACGAAGCTGCACTAGGTGAAGGTGGTGAAGCAGCCTTTAACGTTGCACTACGTCCTACCCTAGACAAGCCGAATAGCAAAGCCATTTTTATCTCCACGCCCCGTGGTAAACAAAACTGGTTTAGTCAATTTTGGAACCGTGGGTTTGACCCTAACTTTCCAGAGTGGGTTAGCTTACAAGCGGATTATAGTGAGAACACTCGCATGGCGGAATCGGACGTGGCTGAGGCTCGCCGGTCAATGTCGCGAGCCGAGTTCGAGCAAGAATACATGGCTTCGTTCACCACATACGAGGGTCAGATTTATGATTTTAAAGACTCTGATACATTTAGTGAGTTGCCGCCTGAAATTAGGGAAGCTCGTAATTGTGAATTCTTTGCTGGTTGTGACCCTGGCTACCGCGATGCAACAGCTTTTGTTGTAGTATGCTATAGTTGGGATACAGATACCTTCTATGTAGTGGATGAATACCTAGAAAGCGAAGCAACAACAGAACAACACGCAGCAAAGTTTCGTGAGCTATGTGAGCGTTGGGGCGTAGAAACCATCTTTATTGATAGCGCCGCAGCACAGTTTAGTGCTGATCTTGCGTACCAATATGACTTGGCTACTACTAAGGCCAAAAAAGACGTCTTACCAGGTATTGCTTATGTGCAAACACTAGTAGCACAAGGACGGCTGAGGGTAGCTGCACATTGCCGCCATGTACTGGAGATGATGGATCAATATGCTTGGGATAATAAAGAAGGTTTAACTAAGGAGCGTCCTAAACATAACCAATATTCTCATATGGCCGACGCATTACGTTACGCTCTTTATACGTACACCCTGTAATTGAGGAGTCGATCCCACCAGCTTAGGTGCTTGAGTCGTTGCAGTTCGCTGTAGTACTTGTACTTAGTTTCTCGCAGTTGTTGCAGCTGCTGTTCAGTTTCGTGTGGCAACACAACGCCCGCAGTCTCTAACTGCTCGACGCGCTGGTTGGCTTGCTGCAGCTCTTGAAATGTAGTTTTAATAGCCTCTAGATGTTGCAACGTGGAGAACAGCATAGCACTGCTGCCGTTAAATGTTACTTCGTCGTACAGCTCCAGGTAGCGTTGGGCGTCCGCCGCACTCAGTGGTTTGGGTTTTGTGGTGTTTAGGATCTTGTCGCCCCACAACTGGTGTATTAACACAGTTTCGTAGATGTGCACGTGGTCTGGGTGTACTTGCAACACTACCTCGTATTGCGGTTCACCACACTGGTCGTAGAGTGCTTGCATTTTCTTGGTGTGTTTACGCTGCTCAAAAGCCTTTTGGTGGTTTTTCCATCGGCCTGGTATATTGTCACTCTTGCCAATATAAAAGTGTCCAGTATAAAAAGTTATTTTGTAAATTCCCGAATCCATATTTACCCTTTAAAAATACATTATACCACAACCCTGCCGAACCATCAAGATACTTTTTAACACCTGCACAAAAAATTTGGTACTTGACTTTTGTGAACATTTCGGCTACAATAACAGTATTAGTTATAAGTCCAAAAATTTTATGGCAAAAAACACCAACAAACGCATTCCTGTTAAGTGGGTGCGTGATCGCGCAAAAGCAGCATACGAAAAGAAAGGTTCCTGTTTTATCTGCGATACCACAGCTGACTTAGAACTACATCACCTACACTCAATCACAATCCTGTTGGAAAAGTGGGCACAACGAAAAGGCTACGACATAAGTACCGACGAAGGTATTTTAGCTGTACGAGACGAGTTTATCGCTGAACACCATGTGGAACTATATGACCAGGTTTACACCCTTTGTAATCACCACCATGTAGCGCTACATAGTGTTTACGGAAAAGCGCCTCAACCAGGTTCCGAGCCTAAACAAGCTCGCTGGATCAATCTACAGCGAGAAAAACATTTGTCAGGTGGTAGTGTCAAAACAACCAGTAGTTATGGATCATTTTTCTCGGGGCTTTACTAAGGGAAAATATGAGTTGGATAACTAAAGGCACAAATTGGATTCGCGAGAAACTGAATCCTGCACAGGTGCGAATCGCACAAGAAGAAGGTACGTTGGTAGGCACAACCGCACCAATTACGTACTTTCAAAGTTTTCAAAAGCTAGAAGCAGTAAACCGCGGCGTTAGCATGTTGGTAAGTGCTTGTAGTAGCCTAGACTACGACGTGAAAGACAAAGTACACGATGGTGTTGTTGTTGGCGTTCGTCAAAAAACACTAAATACGCTACTTAACTTTCGTCCTAATCCGTATCAAAGTGCACAAGATTTTCGAACTGCACTGTTCACAGACTTTGTACTAGAGGGTAATGCATTTGTACACTTTGACGGTGTATTTATGTACCACTTGCCTGCACAAAATGTGGAAATCTTAACAGACGAAAAAACGTTTATCAAAGGCTTCAGGTACAACGGACTAGTGGACTTTAAGGAATCAGAAGTATTTTACTTCCGGGACTTAAGCAGTGAGAGTATTTATCGTGGCGCTAGCAGACTGCAAGCAGCAGATAAATCTATTAAGTTGTTGTATTCAATGCAAACGTTTCAAGAAAGTTTCTTTGATAACGGAGCTGTATTTGGATTAGTATTAACAACGGACAATACGCTGTCACAGGTAGCCAAAGAAAAAACAATTCAATACTGGCTACAAAAATACAATGTTAAGCAAGGTGGAAAACGTCCAGTAATCTTGGATAGCGGACTAAAGCCGCACCAACTAGCCGAAACAAACTTCAAGGACATGGACTTTGATCAAAGCATAAAAACTCACGGTGAGAAAATTATGCAAGCAATCGGAGTACCACCAATCTTGCTAGCAGGGGGCAACAATGCTAATATTTCCCCTAATTTACGCTTATTTTACCTGGAAACAGTGCTTCCAATTAACCGCAAGTTTGTGTCTGCTATCGAGCGATACTTCGGATATGACGTGGAACCAATTACAGCAAGCGTATCTGCATTACAGCCTGAAATGAAAGATATAGCACAGTATCATAGTACACTAGTAAATGCTGGTATTATTACTGCTAATGAGGCTCGCCAAGAGCTACGCTACGATCCAATTGACGGCAACGACGATTTACGAATTCCAGCTAACATAGCTGGATCGGCCGCAAACCCGGCAACAGGAGGACGACCCGCCTCTGATCGGGAATAATAAAGGGTAAATTATGGTAGATAAAAATAAGTTACTGCACTTAACAGGTGCCCTTGTAACTAAAAGCGAACTACCAACTGCTGAAGGCACTGTTGATTCCATCACTATCGAAGGCTACGCAAGTACCAACGATATTGATCGACACGGTGACGTAGTCCCGGCGGGTGTTTGGGAAAAAGGCATGCAGAATTACTTGAAGAATCCAGTAATTCTTGCGTACCACAAACACGACGAGCCGATTGGCAGAATGGTAGAACACAGAATCGACGAAAAAGGACTTTGGATCAAAGCCAGAGTTTCCGCAGCCGCCGAAGACGTGTTTAATTTAGTTAAAGATGGCGTCTTAACAGCTTTTAGTATTGGATTCCGCATCGTAGATGCAGAATACAATTCAGCCGCAGAAGTGTTTATGGTCAAAGAGTTGGAACTGCACGAAATTAGTGTAGTTTCTGTACCAGCAAATCAAAATACTCTATTTAGTCTCTCTAAGGCGTTTGAAAGTGCCGAAGAATTTAAATCTTTTAAAATGCAGTTTGCAGCTAGTAGCGACTCAGCTAAAGGGCTAGAAGCCTCTGGTACAGCAAACAGTACTGTTAATAAGGAATGGAAAATGGATCCAAAAGAATTAGAACAAATGTTGGCTGCTGCTGCTGAAAAAGCCGCTACACAAGCTGCCAAGGCTTTAGTTGAAGCCCAAGAGAAAGCTGCTGCTGAAAAAGCTGCTGCTGAAAAAGCAGAAGCCGAACTACAAGCACGCATCAAAGCTGCAGTTGCTGCTGTTACACCAAGCGAAACTGGCGCTGACAAACTGCTAGCCGAAGTTGAAAAGCGTCTTGCTGAGACCCAAGAGTCCAGCAAGAAAGCCCTAGAGGGTCTAGAGGCTGCTCTAAAAGAAAAAGCTGCTGAACTAGAAGCTATTCAAAAGAGCAAAATGCAGTTCAACGACAGCAAGGCTGGTGAACTAAGCTACGCTGACAAAGAAAAGGCAGTTATGCTGGCCAAGATGAGCGGTAAGGCTCTAGCCGACACCAAGTTTGGTCGTCAAATGGTTGAAAAAGCTGGTGCTCACGTTCCAAGCGCAACCTGGGAACTAGAAGTTAGCCTAAACATGGAAAACGAAGTTCGCCGTCGTCTAGTTGTTGCTCCTACTCTACGTAGCATCCAGATGCAAACTAACGTTATGACTATCCCTGTAAACCCAGAAGCTGGTGTTGCAACATGGGTACAAAACGCACAGTTTGGTACAGCAAACAGTGCTGGTAACAACGCTACTCACCAACTAAAAGAAATCACTCTGAACGCATACAAAGTTGCTACAAACGAGTATGTTGCGTTCGAAGAAGAGGAAGACGCGCTACTAGCAATTATGCCTGTTATCCGTGACGCCATGGTTCGCCGTGTTGCTCGCGCTGTTGACCGCGCATATCTACGCGGTGCAGGTGCAGGCGCTGACCCAGTTAAAGGTCTAGCTGGTTACGATGCAGTAAGCGCAGTCACCCTAGATATCAGCAATGCTGACAAACTAACTGTTGCACGTCTACGCGCTATGCGTCGTGATCTAGGCGCATGGGGTCTAGACCCAGCCGAAATGATCTATATCGTAAGCACAGAAGGTTACTATGACCTACTAGACGATGCTGATTTCCAGACTGTTGACAAAATCGGTAGCCAAGCTACTCTGTTAACTGGTCAAATCGGTAGCGTTGCTAACACACCAGTGCTAGTAAGTGCTGAATTTGCTTCTCCAGCAGACGGTGAAGTTGGTGCAATCGCTTTTGCTCCAATGAACTTCCTGGCAGGTAACCAGCGCGGTCTACGCGTTGACACCGACGATCTAGTGGAAACACAGCGTCGTGTTATGGTTGCAAGCCTACGCACAGGTCTAACACAAGTTACAACTAACAACGGTGCTGGCGTAAGCGCACTACGTTACGTAGCTTAATGTAATGTGACAGGGATCTAATGATCCCTGTCTTTTAATGTAGTTTACACAAGCTACATTAAAAGACAAGAAAGGCAGACTATGGGTGCAAATTTAATTACAAAAGCCGAGTACAAAGCCTACGCAAGTATTACTAGTACTAATCACGACGCAGAAATCGACTTGTTGATCCCAAAAGTCTCGGAGCTGGTAAAAACCTATTGCCGGAGAACTTTCATTGATTTCTACGACGAGATTAAAACTGAAATTTTTCGTGGCGGATTCGGCAGCTTTATACTAAGCGAAACACCGCTAGTACAAGTTATCAGCGTAGAAAAAAGCACAAACTACGGTCAAAGCTATACTAAATTAACGAAGTTTGTAGACTGGGTACAAGACGGTGATTACATTGTGTCGATTAATCCAGCAGGCTTTGAGCCACACATTAATGGTTACAAAGTATCGTACTTTGGTGGTTACGAGTTAGTACCAGAAGATTTAAAACTAGCAGTACTCGACTTAGTTACGTACTACCGTAAAAATGACGGGGCTATTCACAGCAACAAAGCACCTGGTACAAACAGTGTGCAAATAGAGTACATTAGCACAACTAGTTTACCAGCACACATTAAACGTGTGCTTGATCAGTACGTGGCGGATTATACATGAGCGTAAGTAGTCTCAGCCAAACACTGCAGCAGCGTATACTAAACAATTTAGTTACCAAAGTACAGGAAGATATAGCAAAAGCTACCGCTTTGCTACCAGGTAAGCGTTTTGGCGGAAGTTTTATTGAGACCAAAGTTACGTCCTCTAATGTAACTCGTATAATTACTGACCCAAATCAAACCGGTATATTTGGATTAAACGGGTTACAAGAACTAGCTGCAGGATTTAGAAATTTATCTCAAGGCATTGGCTCTGTAGGGTATCGTGTACTTGATAAAAACGGCGAAATATCTAAGCAAGCGGGATATTCTAAATTAAAAGCTTATTTAAAAAGTATTATCAAGCAGTCTAATAACCCAGATCAAAAATCAGTGTTAGAAACTGCTGTTAGAGACTTAGCCAGACAAGCGGATTTAGTATTATCAAATACTAATTTGTACACTGATTTTATGGAATACGTAAAATCTCAGAATCTACAAGTAAAAGAGCTAGAAGATAGTTCAACATTTTTAATACCAGAAACTCAACACGGTACTATAAATAAGCTATTCGACAGTTATTTACTAAGTATCAAAACCCCTCCGCCTCTAGTAGAATTTATTTCTGCAAATACTGATGCAGGACACTTGTTAGGTATTTTTAATCAAAAGCTATTTCGAGCTTTTGGAGCCACTTCGGATAACAATTATACTCTAGGTGAGCTATCCGTCGACATATTTTCCAATATACAAGAAAACGAAAAGGAAGATATTGAGGCTATCCGTAGATTGAACAGTACTTTCTCTGCCGCATTTAATCTAATGGAAAGTATAGACTTTTTGTCCTCGTCTATAAAAACTAATCCAGAAATATTTGTACAGCTTTCTAAACAAGTTTACCTAAACCCAGATAAACCGACGTCAGCCGCAGAAATACAGTTATCTATGGATAATACGGGTACAGGAAACTTACTTAGAGACGCTGGAAAAAAATTAGAAAAACTAATAGAGTCGGCACAAAGTGCAAAGTTTGTAACACTAGCTGGCGGTACAGAACAAGTACGTGACCCTAAGTCGTCAAATTTTGCCGCACAGCTAGAAGGTCTGTTCAAAGAGATAGGTACTATCGCACAAGTTGCCCAACAAATAGCACAGTCTATTAATGCGGCAGAAAATAAGATATTAGGTGAGTACGTAAAGCGCATTACAAGCCAGATAGATATTTTTGCAGACGTGCTGCTAAACTCAGAAGGCTCTGACTCTGTAAAAACGGCGGCAGTTAATAGGGTTGTGTCGGCAATAACTAAAAAAGTACTGCCCACACCAAGCGATACTTCCGTTGATAAGAGACTGGCTGGAAAAAATAAAAAGCCTGTGCGTAAAAATTCAGGAGTTAAGCCTGTACCTGTAAAAAAGTCCGGAAAAAAGGATTTAAGTGCCCCAAAACGAGTAAAAAGACAAGTTCCCGAACTAGCAAAAACTAGTTTGCTGGATCTGCTTTCACTAATAAACGCAAATCTAACCCAAAAAATAAAAGAAAATATGGGGGACGGCTCACGTAGGGATATATTAAATTTACGTACTGGCAGATTTGCTGAAAGTGTCAAGGTAGAGAGATTAAGCGAGAGTAGAGCAGGAATGATAACAGCCTTTTACAGTTACATGCGAAATCCTTACGCAACGTTTAGTGAGAGTGGTGCGCAGTCTAGTCCACGCAGTCGTGATCCTAAACTGCTGATTGCAAAATCAATTCGTGAAATCGTACAGCAAGAAGTTGCTAATAGATTAAGGGCCGTAGCCTTATGAGTAAAAGAACAAGTATAGTTAAAGCACTCAGCGAAAAGTTTAAGCAAATTGATGGTCAACCACCATACAACTCCAATATTTTTAACAACAGCTATCCAAAACTAAAATTTTGGGACGAAGTGCAAGATTTCCCGTGCGTATACATGACACCAGGCATGGAAACACGAGAGTACCACCCAGCCGACTTTAGTTGGACGTTTCTAAACATCAGTGTAAAAGTGTACTGTAGAGGAGAAACCTCACAAGAACAATTAGAAGCCTTACTAGAAGACGTTGAACGCGTTGTTGATGCTAACCGTGTGCTAGTGTATGACGACCGTGGTTACGAAACCACAGAAATTTTAATAACTTCTATTACCACAGACGAAGGCTTGCTAGCTCCGTACGCTGTAGGTGAAGTTAACTTACAGGTTCGATATGCGACCATGTAATATCCGTGCTGGCGGCATAGGTAACAGATAAATGTCTTGTTCACATGCTTAAGCACTAACTATAAGGAATGAGATATGTCATTTAACTTAATTCGTAATAGTCGTGTTTTCTTCACGACTAACGTTAATCCAGTAAGCGGAGTAGTATTGAGTAGTGGTTTTACTACAGATAATACTCGCGAAATTCAAGTGCTAGACGGCTTCAGCTTTAGCCAAAATACAACACAAGAAACAGTTACGCTAAACGAAGCAGGTGCAGCACCAGTTCGTGGCCAGCGTAGCTTTAATACCTCACTAGATCCAGCAGACTTTTCGTTTACTACGTATATGCGCCCTGCCGACGGCGGTACAAATATTACGTGTGAAGAAAGTGTGTTGTGGAACGCAATGTTCAGTGACGCTGCAATCGGTAGTCCCGACGCAGCTTGGGTTGACGGTATTGCCAGCGCAGTGTGTACACTAGCAAACAGTGACGTACACAACTTGCAAAAGTTTGGTATGATTATTACCATCGACACAACCACATTCATTATCGATAACTGTGTGCTAAACACCGCTACTATCGATTTTGGTCTAGACGCAATTGCGTCTGTTCAGTGGGCTGGTCAAGGTGCTATCCTACGTCAGATTACCACACCAACGCTGTCCGGCACAACCACAGTAACCTTCAGTGGCAGCTTAACAGGCAGCGCACTAGGCAAGAATACAACTGCTCCATATATTGCCAACAAGCTAAGTACAGTTACACTAGATGCTGGTATTGGTGCAGGCGGCACAGCGTACAACTTGCCAATTACAGGCGGCAGTTTAACTATCAGTAATAATGTTACGTACCTAACACCAGCTAACTTGGCAGTTGTTAACAAACCGTTTACATACTTTACAAGTACTCGCAGTATCACAGGCAGCTTAAACGCTTACTTACGTACTGGTAGTGGTAATACCGCTGACCTTATGAGTACAATGTTGGCCGGTAGCAGCACTGAAGTTAATCCTGCTTTCTACATGAAGATTGCAGTTGGTGGTGCAAGCAGCCTAACACACGTTGACTTTACTATGCCAGCAGTTGTGCTGAGTATTCCAGCCGTAAACGCAGAACAGGTTGTGTCTACAACAATTAACTTTACTGCTCAAGGTTCTGCAACAGGTGCATTTGATATTGCACAAGCTAACGAACTAGAGATCGAGTACGTTACTGTAAACGCAGCTTAATTATTGTTTTTTCTTAACGAGGCCCTTAACTTGGGCCTCTTATTTATCTATAAAAATGACAGATATTTCTTTAAAAAGTCTCTTAGTGCCTTCTAAAAGTGTAGAAGTTGAGTATCCGGGACTGCCTGGGTTTGTGGTTCAAGTTGCCTTTTTATCACGCGAAACCTTGTTAAATATTCGCAAAAAATCTACTAAAACTAGCTTTAAAAATCGACAGCCTGTAGAAGAATTCAATGACGAGCTATTTTTACAACTATACGTAGAAAATGCGGTCAAGGGTTGGTCTGGACTAAAATTAAAGTATCTAGAACAATTAGCCCCAGTAGACCTAAGCGGCCAAGATATGGAAGCTGAGCTTAAATACACTGCAGAAAATGCGCTTTATTTAATGAAAAATAGCGGAGATTTTGACAGCTTTATTAGTGACCAGGTAAGTGACCTGGGAAACTTTTCGACAAGCAGCTCCAGCAAGTAAATTTACAGCTTGTTAATTATATACAAAATCAGCATGTAGGCGTTACCAAAGACACATATTACGAAATGTGTGAAATGATGGGTACTGAGCCTATAGATAGTGAAATACCTGTTGATTTTGAAGACTTTCCTCTAGAAGTACAACAAGCCTTTGTAGTATACCGAATGTTACGAGACGAGTGGGATACTATGAACGGTAATTATTTAGGTAAAAGTCTTATAGGTATAAAGGACTTGTTAGAAGCTGCAGAAATAGATCCTAGCGAATATAAGTTAACAATTATGTTAGTGCGAATGATTGATGATGTTCGCAGTGAAGAAATCAACAAGAAGCTACGTGAAAAACCCGCTGTGTAAAAGCAGCGGGTTTTTTTACGTTTAAAATTTTTTGGTTTGACAGCATCATCCACTTATGTTATAATGGTGCAATAAAATACTATTGCTAAATTCAGCAAGTATAATCCTACACAGGAGAGATTATGCAAAAAACAGTTGCAGAAGTCGAGTTTCGTCTAGAGGACAAAAACAAGACAATCGAAAAGAACACAAAGCAAGCTCAAAAGCTTAACGCTGAGCTTGAAAAAACACAGCAACTTGCAACAGGTACTCGTAGTGGCAGTAAGGCTGTAGCGGCCAGCTATCGAAAGGCTGGTGCCGGAGCAGAAGCAGAAGACTATAGCCGCGCTCGCGGCAGTATGGGAGCAACTGGGGCAGCCGGTCGAGACTTTGCTAATCAGTCACAGGGTCTTGGTGGATTAGTGCGTCTGTATGCTACATATGCTGCTAATTTGTTTGCAGCAACCGCAGCGTTTACTGCCCTAAGTGAAGCAGTAAATACCTCCAATATGATTAGAGGTTTGGACCAAATCGGAGCAGCCGGAGGTAAAAACCTAGCAGGATTGTCAAAGCAGTTTCAGGAAGCCACCGGATTCGCAATTAGTACTCGTGAAGCTATTGAAGCCACAGCAAAAGCTACTAGTAGTGGATTAAGCTCCGAACAGTTTATTAGACTTGGTAATGTTGCTCGTCAAGCGTCGCAGGCATTGGGTGTTGGTATGAGTGACGCTGTAAGTCGTCTTACTCGCGGTATTACAAAACTAGAGCCAGAATTATTAGACGAACTTGGTATTTTTACAAAAGTAGGAAAAGCTACAGAAGACTATGCAAAAAGCATAGGTAAAACAGCTAATAGTTTAACAGATTTTGAACGACGTCAGGCTTTTGCTAATGCTGTGCTTGAGGAAGGCGAAAAGAAATTTAGCGAAATTAAGCTAGACACTAATCCGTATGATAAGTTTCTAGCTACATTAAAAGACGTTGGTTTCGAGATACTTAATATTGTTAATGTGGCAGTAAAGCCACTAGTAGAGCTATTAGGAACAAGCCCTACAGGGATGGCTGCAGCAATTGGTTTAGTAGGCGTACGAATTGTAAATCAGGCCTTACCTGCACTGTTAGAGTATCGTCAAAAATTAAACGAAACAACTGAAATGGCTGCTGTTAAAGCGCGCGACAAGGCCAAAGAAGCGGACGCAGCACTTAAAAAGTTTCGTGAAGCAAATAAAACCACATTCCTTACTCAGGCAGAAAAGCCGGCTACTGTTGCCCAACAAGCATGGGAAGATGCAGAAGAAGCAGCTTTAGCTAATAGATATGTTAATAAAGAAGTAAAAAATCTAATACGTACTAAAGAGCAGGCCAATGATTGGACTGAAAAAGAGCTTGCTAATTTGGACAGACTTGGTAAGGCGAACACAAAAGTAAGTGCTACATATAGACATTTAGCCACAAGCATACGGAATTATCAAACAGAAGAACAAAACTTTATAAGAATACGCCAAGAACAAGAGCGACTAGCTGAAGCTGCTCCAGGAACATTTACGCGAGCTGCGGAACTACAAAGAGAAGCTACTGCGGCTAGACGTAGTTCTATATCTACAAGAACAATTGGCAGTGTTAATAGAGTTTACGATACTCAAGGGTTTGGACCGGCAGTACAAAGACTAAAAGACGTACAAGGAAGACTAGACAAGTTAGGTACCACTACTAAATGGTATACTAATATACAGGCAGGAAGCTTAATAGCAGCACGAGGAATATCTACTTTAGCTAGCGGTATGATGAGTTTAATATCTGGACCGCTAACAGCTTTTTTAATAGCCTTTCCCATATTAGAAATGTTGTTTGGAAAAAATGCGGAAGAAATGGCTAAGTTTAATTCAGCCATTGACGCCAATAAAGATAGTGTTAAGGCTGCAGAACAAACTCTTAAAAAGTACAAAGATACTGTAACAATAGACAGTATACTTGCACAAGCTAATGCCACGCAGGATTTAAATACAAATCTTCGAAGTTTAGTGGACAGCTACGAAGAAGCTTCCCGTGCGGCTAGTACTTTTGACAATATTGTGAATGCCGCAAAAGGTATTTTTGGGGCAGACAGAGCGTCCAAACAAGCAAAAAGTCTAGCCGAAAATATAACTCAGCAGCTTAAGCTAATAAAAGATCCTGGCGAGCGTAAAGCGTTAGCTAGTGAGATAAAGAGGTTAGTTGGCGGCGGCGGAACAGATGCAGAATCTATAACGACCTATTTAGGATTTAAATCAGAGGCAGAAATAGTAAGCTTTCAAAACGCTATACTAAACTTGTTCAAATCAACAGATCAAGCTAGTCAAAATAGTGTGAGAAGGTTGTCAAATGTTGGTGAAGGTTTTGCTGACATTCAGAATAAGTTTCAAGCTCTTGAAAATAGTTTAATGCAAAAATCTGTAATTGGAGATTTTGGGGCATCCTTGGTGGCTCAAACTACTAATATAGCTAGCGCATTTACTAATGCCAAAGACATGGCAGCCGTACTAAATACTATACTAGAGGACACTAGTAAAATAAGTGCTTTTGACTTAAAAACCCAACAAGCATTGATTTCAGCGGCAACACAAGTTAATGAATTAAATATTCAATTAGAAGCAGCAGTTGACGCGAATGACCGCATGAAAGAAGCGTCAATCCGTAAGCAGATAGAGTATATACGAGTAAATCTTGGTGACGCCTTAAATAAGACAATAGATAGGGGATTCAAGCTAATTCAGTTAGAATCTTCACGAATTCTAACAAAAGCTTCATTAGAAGCATCTAAGAGTATTGTTAGTATTTTACCCGAATCTGAAGCCACTATTAAAGAGCAGTTACGTTTAGATATTCAAATGCTAGAGCTAAAACGATCAGAACTAGTCGAAACCAGGAGATTAACTGATCAAATTGCACTAGACAGAATATCTCGCGAACGTCAAGAAGAAAAGGCTAAAAATATAACAGATCCTCGCGATGTACGTGGATTCCAAGAGTCACAAAACAGGCTAGCAGCTCTAGACTTAGAAGAAAGAGCTATACGAGACCATAGATCTTTAATGACTAAAGACAATACTCCAGAAGAGCGAGCCGCCGCCGCACAGAGACTTCGCTTAGAAAATAATCTACAAGCGCAACTAAGTGCTATAGGGTTGGAGCGATACGTTAAAGAGACTGAAGCTCAAGCAAGACTGCAAAAGTTAAAAATTTCGGACATTCAAAAACAAGTGTCAAACGAGAAACAGTTGTTACAAGAACAAGAAAAGCGATATATGTCTGGCGCAGAATTCTTGGGTATGTCTTTAGAAGACCAGCAACAGGTACTAGAAGGTTATAGACGTCAACAAGCCGAACTAGACCTGTATAACACTCGTCTAGAAAAGTCTAAAGACATTACCGCAGCCTTATCTGTATTAGTTGCGGCTCAAAATGCAAAAGACAAAGAAAAAATACCTCTGGCACAGTCTGCCCTGGATCGTGCTATACAGGAGTACATTGTTGCGTCTAATTTAAAGCAAGTAGCGGAAGAAAATAGGCAAGTTGCACAGTCACGACTAGACATACAAAGTCGTTTTAATAAGCTACTGGAAGATCAAAGAATACTGCAGGAAACACAAAAGCTTGAACAACAAGGTGCGGCAGCCTCCCAATTAGCTGCGCTAGAGTATCAAGAACGTGATTTACAGTTACGTACAGAGCTAGGTCAAGTAACTGAGCGGGATGCGCAAGCACAGCGAATCGTACTTGAACAGCAGCGTGCACAAATTGCATTAGAACAGGCTCAGTTGGATATTTCTCGTGATAGAGCCAACGCCCTAAGCGACTGGACTAAACGTTTTGTTGCAAATAACCAGATTATGACAGATAGTCTGCAAACAGAACAAGACGGTATTATTAGAAATTCAGATTTACGTGCCCAACAAGCTGTAGATGACTATAATGCTAAACTAAGACTACTGGACTTAGATCGTTTTAGTAATAGTGAGCAAACTAAATTACTTAAAGACTACTCTAATGTGTTCAAAAACAGCATTGATGGGTTGACCGATGCTTTCGTAGAATTTGCAAAAACCGGTAAATCTAGTTTCAAGGATCTAGCTAACTCCATTATTTCAGATTTATTACGTATTGCGCTTCGAGCTCAGCTAAGTAATGTATTTGAAGGTTTATTTGGTAAGGGTTGGTCAGGTACCGCGTCTAATTGGCTAGGCAAATTGTTAGGCAATATCACTGCTCCTGGTATGGCTAGTCTTGGTCCTACAGGAGCTACTGGTACAGCCTATGATTTTTCCGGTATTAGTGAATACTCTGCTAAAGGAGGAGCCTACGACTACGGAGTACGTAAGTTTGCCAAAGGCGGTGCATTTACCAATCAAATTGTAGACAGCCCAACACTGTTTAAGTTTGCTAAAGGTACAGGCCTAATGGGCGAAGCCGGCCCAGAAGCCATTATGCCGCTAAAGCGTGATGCCAATGGAAACTTGGGCGTTCGCGCCGGCGGTGGTGGCAATGTGGAAGTCGTGGTAAACAACTACAGCACTGCACAAGCTACAACTAGCGAAACTACCGACAGCCGTGGCAACCGCCGTATTGAGGTAGTAGTTGGTGAAATGGTTGCTGGCGAGGTATCTCGCACAGGCTCCCAAACTCAGCAAGCATTTATGAACACATTCGGCTCTCGCCCAGCACTAGCAAGGAGATAAAACTATGGCAATACCCACTTGGCCAACAGCCGGTGGGTTTCCACAAAGCGTACAAAAAGGCTATACCGAAAACCATGGTGCGAACATACTACGTTCGCCCATGGATAGCGGTCCAGCCAAACAACGCTATCGTGGTAACCGACCAAGCACACTAAGTGTTAGCTTTATACTTAGTACTCAGCAGGTAACTACATTACAAAATTTTATTACCAACGACCTGCGTGGTACACGACGATTTCTATTCCCACATCCACGTACCAACCAACAAGTAGAAGTACGTATTGTACCACAAGGTAGTGGGGACTTGTATCAGCTACAGTATCTTGCACCAGGATACTGGACAACACAGCTTAACCTAGAAGTATTACCATGAGCAGATT